CCAAAGGAACTGGTCTTTTTGGTCAGCAAGTGGCGCAGACGGGCGGCAAATACATTACGATCACTGAAGGTGAATGTGATGCTATGGCGGCATACGAACTTCTGGGGAGTAAATGGCCGGTTGTATCTGTTAAGAATGGAGCGCAAGGCGCACTCAAAGATGTCCAAGAAAATCTTGAGTTCCTTGAATCGTTTGATACGGTGGTCATTTCATTCGACAACGACAAGCCCGGAAAAGAAGCCGCAAAGAAAGTGGCGCGTATCCTCAAGCCCGGAAAAGCTAAGATCCTCAATCTCCCACCTGAGTTCAAAGATCCTAATGAGATGCTCAAGCTGGGCCACCACAAAGCTTATGTTACTGCGTGGTGGGGTTCAAAACTTTATACGCCGTCTGGGATTCTAAACGTCAGTGAAGAGCGCGATAACTACAAGAAGCGCGAGAAGAAAGAATCAGTACCTTATCCTTGGCACGGCCTCAATGATAAGCTTGAAGGCCTAAGACAAAAAGAATTAATAACTTTGACGGGAGGCACAGGCCTTGGTAAGTCTAGTGTGACGCGAGAGCTTCAGCACTGGTTGATTACTAATACTAATGATCGTGTTGGTGTTATCGCTCTTGAAGAAGATTGGAGGCGTACAGTAGATGGTATACTTTCTATTGAAGCCAATGATCGTCTACACATTGATAGCGTTAGAGCCAAGTATACCGAAGAAGAAATAGATAATTTTTTTAATGTTCTTTATGGAGGACACAACGAGAATCGTGTTTATATTCATGCACACCTTGGAATGAATGATGTCGATAGTATCTTTTCTAAATTACGTTTCATGGCTATAGGCCTTGAATGCAAGTGGATAGTATTTGATCACCTTCATATGCTATTGTCGATGACAACAGATGGTGATGAGCGCCGAAACATAGATTCTATTATGCACAATTTTAGAACGCTGGTTGAAGAAACTGGAGTTGGCTTGATTCTTGTTTCACACTTGCGTAGGATTGATGGTAATCGTGGGCATGAGAATGGCATTGAAGTAAACCTTAGTCACATGAGAGGTTCTCAAAGCATCGCACAGTTATCTGATTGTGTAATTTCTCTTGAGCGTAATCAACAATCTGAGGATCCAATTGAGGCCAGCACAACAAGAGTTAGAGTTCTTAAGTCTCGTTATACTGGCGACACAGGAATTGCTACGCATCTCTTCTATGATAAAGATACTGGCAGGCTCAGTGAAATATCAATGGAAGCAGAAGAACAAGATGAGCTTGAATTATGAAGAGCATAGTATTTGACATTGAGGCTGATAGCCTTGAGCCTACAAAGATCTGGTGTATTGCTGCTGTCGATCCCGACTCAGGCGAGACAAAGACCTTTGGGCCTACTGAGATTGTTCAGGGGCTGGCTCATCTATCTACAGCCGACAAGCTGATAGGCCATAACATTATTGGTTATGATCTCCCAGCCATAAAAAAAATACACAACATAGATCTTGCAGATGGTAGAGCCATTGTAGATACATTAGTTCTTTCTCGACTGTTCAATCCTACTCGTGAGGGAGGCCATAGCCTTGAGTCTTGGGGCTATCGTATTGGCCTTCAGAAGATAGACCACACAGAGTTTGGTGAGTATAGTCCTGAGATGCTTAACTACTGTCGCAATGATGCCGTACTCAATGCAAAGATGTTTAATAATCTTAAGCTTGAGTCTCGTGGTTTTAGTCGGCAGTCAGTTACTCTTGAGCATGAGACACTAAAAATTATTGCTGATCAACGCGAGCATGGATTTCTTCTGGACGTTAAAGCCGCAAGCCTTCTGGTTGCTGAACTGACTGACCGCTTAAAAGAAGTTGAGCGCGAAGTCCAAAAAACCTTTAGGCCCAAGCAGCTTAAGACCACACTACTGGCTCAGTTTACAAAGACAGGTGCGCTTTCTAAGATGGCTCTCGTTGAGGGATCAACAAAGAAAAGCAGGCTGACTCAAGAAGAGTATGAAGAAATTGCAATTAAGCGTAAGGCTGTACGCATTGAAGAAGTACCATTCAACCTTGGATCACGCAAACAGATAGGTGAATATCTAATTGACTTTGGTTGGGAGCCTAAGAAGTTTACTCCTACGGGCCAACCAATCGTTGATGAATCTACTCTCAGTAAGATCACTGACATACCTGAAGCAAAACTTATTGCTGAATATCTATTACTACAGAAACGCATAGCACAGGCTACATCGTGGCTTGAGGCCACTCACGACGATGATCGTGTCAGAGGATTTGTAAACCCTAATGGAACTATTACAGGGCGCATGACGCACAATAGCCCCAATATGGCACAGGTCCCTAGTCTTGGTTCGCCCTACGGCAAAGAGTGTAGAGCCTGTTGGATTGTGCCTGAAGGATATAAGCTGGTTGGTATTGATGCCAGCGGCTTAGAGTTACGAATGCTTGCACACTACATGAAGGACGAGGACTTCAAAAATGAAATACTCCACGGAGACATACACTCAGCTAACCAAAGACTTGCAGGACTTGAATCAAGAAATCAGGCGAAGACATTTATCTATGCACTCTTATACGGAGCAGGAGATGAAAAACTTGGAAGTGTGGTTGGAGGAAACAAACGTGATGGTTCGGAACTTAGAAAGCGTTTCTTCGATAATCTCCCTGCATTTAAACATCTTAAAGACTCAGTTAGCAGAGCGGCTTCAAAAGGTTTCTTGAAGGGTCTTGATGGACGTAAGCTGTATGTCCGTTCTGAACACGCCGCACTGAATACTTTGCTTCAGAGTGCAGGAGCTATTGTTATGAAGCAGGCTATGGTAAACTTAAACCAAGCAATTAGATTGAATACTCTAGATGCAAACTTTGTTTGTAATGTACACGACGAATGGCAGCTAGAAGTAAAAGAGTCTCAAGCAGATTCAACAGGACAACTGGGGGTTGATGCAATAAAGCAAGCTGGAAAAGAGTTAGAGCTGTTCTGTTCTTTAGATGGCGAATATAAAATAGGAGATAACTGGAGTGAAACACACTAACATATCTCAGGATATCATAGACATTGCAAAAGAAAAAGCAGGCGCTATGGGAATAATAAATAATTCTATTACATCTGGAAAAGGAAGCACTCACGGGTTTCTTGGAGAGATAATAGTTTCTAATTTTTTAGAGGCCACAATAGAAAATACCTATGATTACGATTTAAAACTACAGTCTTTTACTATTGATGTTAAAACAAAAAGAGTTAATACGCCCCCAAGACCAAACTACGAATGCTCTATCGCCGCGTTTAATACAAAACAAGCCTGTAATTTTTATGTGTTTACGCGCATATTAAACAACATGGAAGAGGGTTGGATATTGGGATATCTTACAAAAGAAGAGTATTTTGATAGGGCAGTTTTTCTAAAGAAAGGTCAAACAGATCCAAGCAATGGATGGAGAGTAAGCGCAGATTGCTACAACCTACCAATAAAAGAATTAAAAAATATAGAGGATTTAAAAAATGTCTAATCAAGTAGAGCCTAACAGGGTCGGTGATCTAGCAGAACACTATGCCGTTACATGGCTGTGGGATAACGGCTATCATGTGTTCAAGAACTGTGGATGCACAGGGCCAGTAGATATTGTGGCTATGAGTCCAGAGGGAGAGATCACTTTAATAGATGTAAAGTCTTACAAAGATGGCAGGCTATCATCTAAGACTCCACTTCAAAAAGAACTTGGTGTACAATATTTACACTACAATTCAAAGACACGGAAGTGTCGCTTCGTAAGGCATAGAGCATGAAACTTGACACATTAATTGACGATATTTATGGACAGCTTTCAGAGTTATCCGAAGGCCGTGAATTTAATTTATCAGAAGAAGATCTGGACTTTACACTAGCTCGTATTAAAGATTCCGTTTTAGCATGGGCAAGGCCTTCAGAAAGAAACTCTGAGTTTACCTTGCGTATGTCTAACATTGGTCGCCCAGCTAGGCAGCTTTGGTACGAATACAATCTGCCATCTGAATCTTCAGTACCCTCTCCAGCCACACAAGTTAAGTTTCTTTACGGACATATCCTTGAAGAGATTGTTCTTATGCTTGTTCGTGCCGCAGGCCACAAAGTCAGTGACGAACAAAAAGAAATAGATGTTCGTGGGATCAAAGGGCATATCGACTGCAAGATTGATGGTGAGGTAGTAGATGTAAAGACTGCATCTAAGATAGCCTTCAATAAGTTTCGTGAAGGACGCCTGCGAGAAGACGATCCCTTTGGATATATGTCGCAGCTTGCTGGCTATGAAGAAGCTGAAAAGTCTTCTGAAGGCGGCTTCTTAGTTATTAACAAAGAGAGCGGTGAGCTTTGTCTATATCGCCCAGAAGAGCTAGACAAGCCCAACATAAGCAAACAGATTCAAGATGTTCGTAAAGCCTTGAAGCTGGCTACGCCTCCAGCAAGATGTTATGAGTCTGTGCCTGATGGCAAGAAAGGTAACATGAAGCTGAATAGAAATTGTAACTACTGTTCTTATAAGTTTGAGTGTTATAAAGACGCTAACAATGGTAGAGGCTTAAGAGCATTTAAGTATGCTAATGGCCCCACATATCTGACGCATGTTGAGGTTGCTCCAAGGGTAGAAGAGATTGTATGAATAGAAAAATAATGAAGCAGATTAATCGTCAGGTCGAGAAGATTTCTCTTCAATGGCTTCATAGTCTTATGTCAGAAGAAGAGGCAGCTAAAATTAGACCAGATAATTATAAAGATTATATGAAAATGAACAGCCATTATTTCGTTGAAGGTCAATTTTTTATGTCTGCCTTTACAGAAAATTGGACTCGTAAGAGGTTGAAGAAATTATATAGGCGTAATCCATCTAGACCTATTGACTCTTATAGTCATCTTGATTTATCATGATAGAGAATTTGCCGCTAGAAATTTTAATTTGTTATTGTGCAACAAAAATAATACAAGAAAAATATTTAGATGAGCAGGCATTAATACAGATCTATTATCATTTGCATCATATGTATGGTGATACGCAAGAAAAGGAAACAATACATTGAAACCAAAAATAAGGAAGGGTTCGCGGCCCCAAAGAGTTAGACGCCCAAAAGAAAAAAATGTTGTTTCTGGCTACGATTCAAACTGGGAATATGAACTACACTCTGGCATACTTAATCAATGGAGCTTTCACTCAGAGAAGGTTGATTATATTGTTGAGCATACTTATCACCCTGACTTTATCAAAGAGGTTGATGGAAAGAAAATTTATTTAGAAGCTAAGGGCCGCTTCTGGGATCATAGCGAATACAATAAATATGTTTGGATTGCTAAGGCTCTGCCTGAAGACACTGAATTAGTCTTTTTGTTTGCTGATCCCAACGCACCAATGCCTCAAGCAAAGCGCAGAAAAGATGGCACAAAACGCAATCATGCTGAGTGGGCATCTTCAAAAGAATTTAGATGGTTCTCTGAAGATAGCATTCCAGAAGATTGGATAGATGTAACAAAGCGAGGAAGCTTGGAAGATGATGAATGATCGAAAGCGCGAGCGCCTAGAAAAATTCAGCCGCCACAAAAGAAAGAAACACGAAGATAAAGATGAAGAACGCTTCAAGCCTCTGAAGAAAAGAAACAAATATAAATTAAATATAAATGATTTGAATACTATAGATGAGATGGAATGAAATCACCATGTACAAAGATATGCAAACTAAAGGATGATGTTTGTATAGGATGCGGAAGGAATCTAACTGAAATAAAAAACTGGTCAAAATATACCACCCAAGAAAGGAGTAATATAATTGGACGCTTATCAACAATACATACACAAAAGCAGATACGCTCGTTACCTACCAGAAGAACAGCGTAGAGAAACATGGGAAGAAACTGTCAACCGATACGTTAATTATTGGGTAGACAAAGGATACTTAAATGATTTCGATGTCTCAGAAATCTTTAAATCTATTTACGATCTAGAGGTTATGCCTTCTATGAGGGCGCTTATGACCGCAGGAGAAGCACTAGACCGCGACAATGTAGCAGGCTTTAACTGTAGCTATCTCGCTATTGATAGTCCTCGTGCCTTTGATGAGATGATGTATGTCCTTATGTGCGGCACAGGTGTAGGATTTAGCGTCGAAGAAAAGTACGTTTCTAAACTTCCAGAAATTGCAGAGGATTTCCATGCAACAGATACAGTCATTCATGTACCGGATTCAAAAATTGGATGGGCGAAATCGTTTAGGGAATTGGTTTCGTTGTTGTATAGTGGTCAAATACCAGAATGGGATACATCTAGAGTTCGACCTGCGGGTTCCAGCCTTAAAACTTTTGGAGGTAGAGCAAGTGGCCCAGAACCTCTTGTTGACCTCTTCAAATTTACAGTTAGATTATTTAACGGAGCGGCTGGACGAAAGCTTACGCCCCTTGAATGCCACGATCTTTGCTGCAAAATCGCTCAAATAGTTGTTGTTGGAGGGGTAAGGCGCAGTGCTTTAATCAGCCTCTCTGATTTACAGGACGATGATATTCGTCAAGCAAAGCATGGTGCTTGGTACAATACAGAACCCCAACGCGGCCTTGCAAATAATAGTGCCTGCTATACTAGCAAGCCTTCCTTTAATTTATTTTCTAACGAATGGAGTAGCCTACATGAATCACAAAGCGGAGAGCGCGGAATCTTCAGCCGTGCTGCAAGTCAAAAACAAGCTGCAAGAAACGGTAGACGGGATAGTGAACGAGATTTCGGAACGAACCCTTGCAGTGAAATCATCCTTAGACCAAATCAATTCTGCAACCTTTCAGAAGTGGTCGTCAGACCGGAAGATACGCTTAACAGTCTTAGGAGAAAAGTACGAGTTGCGACTATCTTGGGTACTCTCCAAGCTACCTTAACGGACTTTAGATACTTAAGAAATATCTGGAAAACTAATACTGAGGAAGAGTCTTTGTTGGGCGTTAGTCTTACTGGTATTCTAGACAACCCACTCCTAACCTTAGACAATCCTAACTTGGGATCTTTATTAGAGAAGCTACGCAATGAAGCCATCGAAACTAATAAGCTTTGGTCAGAGCGGCTTGGCATTCCTCAGAGTACAGCTATCACTTGCGTTAAGCCTAGCGGTACGGTATCCCAACTTGTAGATTCTGCGTCAGGCATACACGGACGTTATGCCCCCTATTATATTCGACGGGTTAGGGCTGATGTACGAGATCCACTATGTAAGGTCTTAGAAGACGCTGGAGTGCCTTGTGAAATAGATAACCTTTCACCCAGTACTAAGGTATTCTCGTTCCCTAAGAAGGCTCCAGAGGCTGCTGTGTTCGCCTCAGAGCAGACAGGAATGGAGCAACTACAGTTGTGGGCCGTATACCAAGAACATTGGTGTGAACACAAGCCTAGCATCACAGTCTATTACCGTGACTCAGACTTTCTTGAAATCGGTAATTGGGTATACAATAACTTTGATACAATCTCTGGCATATCTTTCTTGCCGTATGACAATCATACATACGCTCAAGCCCCCTATGAGCAGATCACAAAGAAAGAATATAATGAGATGATGAAAGGATTCCCAGAGTCTTTTGATTGGGATTTGAATGAGTCAGATGACTTTACAGAGGGGTCGCAAACATTAGCTTGCGTTGGTGGAGCTTGTGAATTATAATTAAAAGGAAGCGGTATGAAAGAAGGAACTATTATTGGCTTTAAGATCTTGATAGACTCAGATGGTGTTCTAGTCACTGAGCATACTGAGTTACCAGATCATCACATCGCCAAGGTCTTCAAGGAAGAAGAGTCTCAAGTATTAATTCGTGCGGCGATTAGATCCTTTAAAGAAATTACTGGGGATATACACGCAAAGTTAGAGACAGAGATTGATGCAATCAACAGGGTTTGCCAGTAGGCATAGCGTTGGCAAGGAAGCCGCCTCTACTGGCCCTATGGCGAGCAGTTTTTTGAGCAATATTCTTGGGCTGCTTGGAGAACTGCTTGCCTTTTTTTGTGTCTTCTCTTTTCTTTGCAGAGGTTGCTGCGTATTCAGCAGAGCTAAGAGACTCTCTAGCCTTCTTAGGCAAGTATCTTTCTCCTGTAGCACTTGGGCCTTGCGTCGAAGGCTTACCAGACTTTGTACCCCAATCTTCTTTTATCCAATCCTTTAAAGACTGTTGAGATTTTTTAAGAGTCACGAAGATTCCTTTTGTATAGTTTTATATAAAACTTAGCTTTTGTAGCCGCCACCCTCTTCTTTGTATTGTTTCGCCAGCATCTGAGCTTTTCTCGCAGACCATTGACCCGCTGCCCCACCTTTAGAGCCTGATTTAATTTGTTCAAATAATCTTTTACGCATTGTAGGCTGCGTGTAATTGCCTGCTTCATTAACTCTACTCCCTTCGTTATAGGTTTTTCTATAGCCAGAGGCGTATGCAGCCGCCGCCTGCTTTTCTGCATCTTCTCGACGCTTATAAACTTTTCCGCGACTTCCCCACTTATAACCACCCTTTACTTTTTTTATTGGCATATTATTTGTGTCCACAAACTTTAGTGTGCATATGTCCAATGTCTTTATAATCTACTTTGCCGCCACGAGCATACTGCCCGACCCGCATTTCTTTTTTACCTTTTTGCTTGGGCGTAGGATTGCTTGGGCCTTCTTGAATAGTCGCGCCCTTTTTATTACGGCCTACGTTGCCTGTACCTGTAGGTGCTTTAATATTTTTACGAGCATAGTCCATTGCATGGCGCTCCAAAGATTTTCCTGTCATTTCTTTAGAGGCCACATTTGCCAATGCCGCACCGACACCTAATGGTGTAGGATTAGTAATTAATTTACCTATTCCAACAACTTTGCTAGCAGTGTTTATGGCATTCATTGCTTTTTCAGCGTCTTTTACACTATTAAAAAGTGGCATAATTTAATCTCCCGGTGGTAAGCCTAATAAGTTTTCTCTTGAAATTATCCAAGCCTTTGGTATTGCAATCTCTGCATCGCCTTCTGATATTTCATTGTTTTCAATAATCATATGTGGACATATAATTATTTTTTCATCGTCTTCATAGATGATAGCCCCACAAGAAATTACTGTAGCGGTCTCTTGTTCTTTTAAAGCTAGTAGAGGACGCCAGCCCATGTTTGAGCCTCCAACGGCATCACGCCATACAATCTTACTGAGCGTTACCACTTAACCTTGTCAGCCCAATAAGCCGCAGACATCTTGCCGCGCTTAATGTTCTTTCTGTGACGAGCCTTGAAGCTCTTACGCTTGGCCTTCATACGCGCTGACTCGCCTGCCTTGGGCTTACCAGCAGTCTTTGCGCCTTGCTCACCAAAGCGAATTATCTTTTCTTTACCGCCTTCGCAGGCTTTTACAACATGAGACTTCTTTGGATGGTTCGGTGTGCGTCGAGGCTTATTACAGGCCATCTTTTTCTTGTCGATCTTGCCACCTTTGGCAATAGCAAAGCGCCTTGTAATGCCGCCTTCAGAAAGCTGTAGACGCCTCATAGGATCTTCTTCGTCCATAAAGGCAGGCCCAGCAGTTTCGTTGTATGGAAGCCCTGTAACTTTATTGATGCGCTCATCAGGCTCAGTCGGAACATTAGGAACATCTTTGACTTCACCGCCTCTAGCAAGCCTATCACGCTCATTTCGTGCGCGTACAGATTCTTCGTCTACAGGAATTAGTGGGCTATAACGATACTTCAACTGTTCTTCTGTAATCTTTTGAATAGTCTCTTGCATTTCTTGATTTGTTCCGGGCATCTTCAGAAGACCAGCCATGTTTTGATCTGCCCAATTAGAATCATAGTAGTGGTTGTTCATCAAAGCCAAAGCAGCTTTGCGACTTAGGCCACCATTTACTAGCATTTCATAGGTTTTTTCAGTACCGATTAAATCTCTAGCGGCTTCTACTTTTAGATACAGGTCTTGTTGTGCAGAATAGTTTGCTTCAAGATTGCGTGTTACGCGCCTTTGAAGTTCTTCTGGCTCTACTTCATAGTCAGGCTTACCTTTCATAAGGCCACGCTTAGAGGCCATATAGTCTTGAGCCGCATAAAATAAATTATCTGCTGGATCAAGCTTTGAAAACTTAACGCCTGTGAAGTTTGCAAGCAGTTCAGCACTTAAATCTTTTTTCTCTGTACCTGTAGCTGCTCGTTTAGCGCCTTGCCCTGCATCAATAAGATTGATAACACTGTTTAAAGATCCGGGCATCATTGCGCTTCCAAGATGCTCAAACATAGTTATAGATTTATTGAGCCTTGTTTCATTTTCAGGAAAAAGTTGTTCGCCAGCTGGTGATCTACCTGCGTCATTCATTGCGGCATATGTCAGATCTGAAATAGATTCAGTAATAATAGACTGTCCAAGATAAGGAGCTAAAAGCTTTTCACTTCCGTCTAGAACAGCTTCAGTCATATACTTATCTAAAGCCTCTCCTTTTAGCTGACCAGACTGTATACGGTGCATAACTTCTTTTATAGGTTCTTTTAAAACGCTATACGAATCTAGGAACTGTGTGTCTGCAACATATAACTGCCCGTCTTCACCACGATAAGGAATCCTTGTGGCCTTTGACCAAGGCGTATGAGAAATGTTCTGAACAGATTCTTGCTCTTCTGGTGTAAGCCCTACAAGAGTTCCTGCGGTTATAGCAATTCCTTCCCAAGCATTCATAGATGTTGTAAAGCCAGCCAATCTTTGAAGCCCTCGCGCTCTCAATTGAGCATTTCCAGAAGTAATTTCATCAGATGCCTGCTTAACAATTTTTGTAGACGTTCTAATAATTTCTGCTGGGAACGATACAAAACTGCCTATAGGTAAATATCTTAAAGCCTTTACACCATTTGGAACTTTGTCGTAGTTCGGAAAAGTATCTTGAACAATTGTAGCTGCTCGCTGCTCTAAGACTTCTAAAGCCTCATCAGGAAAAGCTTCTTTCAAAACAGAGAGTTCTTTATTAAAGGCGTTTATTTTGTAGAAATCATCTACCGCCATATATATTTTTTCAGCAGCACGATAGGCGCTTCGACCAACCTTTGCAGGAACTTTAATTTTTTCTTCGATGCCGCCTAAGCCATAGCCCTGCAAGCGATCAAACAATTGTCGAGGTTCAATGTTTATATCTGAGCCTTCTTGCAATAGACGCCTAAACTCACCAATCCTAACATTAGTATTGATGACACCCAAGCCTAAATACTTTTCATATAGCTTATCTAGGCCTTCATCACCTTCAGCTTTTGCTGCATTGACCAGCACCTTAAATGTTTCTTGACGATCAAAGAAAGGGTTGATGCCGTTTGCTAGGCCAAACTGCGCTCCACCAAGCACGTTACGCAGGTGTGTTACATGGCTCGCTACAGTTTTCATGGCTTGAGAGCCGCCCTTTAAGGCCGCAAAGCTCCGCAAGAGATCATTGTCAAACAAAGCAAAGTGGGACTGTCGCCCTTGTAGTGCTGTTGCCATTTCTTTAGTTGTGTATGTGCCATCTAAGCCTGAATTAGTCCCAGAAATTTTTACGTTATAATCTACGCCATTGCGACTAACAGGAGAATTAAATATATACTTTCCGGTTGCAAGAGTTTTTAAGTTATCAGCAAACTTATTTGTTTCGACAAGTTTTGCCATCTTACTTACAGTCAGTAGAATATTATCTGCGGGGTCTGTAATCTCGCCCATCAACTCCCGAATCATTGGGTCAATATTTTTTCTACCAGTAAGAATTTCACGATTAACTCTTACAGCCCTAGAAAAATAATCTAGCCCTGCAAAGTCAGTTCTCTTATCTAAAATAGCATTGACTTCACCCAAGGCCTCTTCGTATGCTTGCGCCTCATCTAAACCGTCAGCAATCTTTGCGTCTTGTAACTGTTTTACGACTTGGTGCTTTAAGTTTTCATCGGGTTTAAAGTTTGTATCTTCAAACATACGATAAGATCTTCGCACATATTCACCAACATTTTCTAAAATGCCTTCACGAAATTCTTCGTTAGGAATACTAGAATTAGCCAGCCTAGATGAAAGGCTATCAATAAGCTCTCTCGCCTTTATCAACTCGCTTGCAACTTCTCTTGGTATGCCCATGTCAGCAGCAATCCACTCTAGTCTTGCTTCTTTTGAGGCTGTAGGCGCAATTTCTAATTCCATGCGCTCAAGGTTTCTACCAGTAAAAAAATCATTTAGTGTTTTTTCTGGAATGGTATAGTCAAGCCGATCTAAAGATTTAGTCAGCCTGTTTGAAATATTTTCTGCTTCACGCACAAGCTGCCTTTCAGCATATTCTTTACCACGAAAAAGGTTATAGGCTTGTGGAGTAAAATAGCCTCTAGAGGTACGAATTTGACTTATAAAACGATTTATAGGGCCACTAGCCTGTTGTTCAATTTGTGCAACTCCCTCTGGAGTTTCAGAGAATTTTAAGTCGCTGTGAATTTCTGAGTTCCGTACTTGAACTTCTTGTCTAGAGTCTTTTAAATACTTTGTAGCCGCGTCTACTTGCTCTTCTACTGTACCATTGCTGGGGAATATAAAGTCTTTGCCGCCCTTTACACCGCGTATAAAGCCCTCTAGAGTGCCACCAATAGCCATACCCTCTAGAGCAATCTTTAGTCGTTGCTCTAAAACAGTATCGTCCTCTTGAATAGCCATAAACTCTAAAAGGTCTTTTAGCATTCCTTCTGCGGGAATATCAGCCTCTTGTAAGACATTAGCGATTGCACCATCTTCTTTTTCATAAAGAACTTGATCAACAGTAAGACCAGAAAGAATACCGTTAAATAAAACAGGAAGCTTCGGAGCTACCGTACCAATAGCCTTTGCAGCACCAGCACCCCCTGCAATATAAGGAACAACTTGCAGAGCCGCTCCAGCAGTCGTAGTCATGGGCTTATATTCGCCTTCTTCTGTAAGAACATCTTCTGGTTTTACACCAACTAAAGCGCCTAGACCACGAACAAACTCCCGTTTAGTTGCGTTAAAATATTCGTCTGAAATAAGATTTTTATCTGCGCCAACAAGGTTAGCCGCACCATTTATTGCATCCTTTACAAGACCTAAAGGGCCAGAACCAAGACGAGATAAGTTCTGCACTACATCAGCACGGAGGTTTTCTTCTTCTTCGTCTATAGGCTCAACATCTCTAGGCATTTTAGCCTTTGTTACAGCAAGCTCTTGAGGTGTTTCTGATGTTTCAAAATTTTTTAAAAAGATTTTTTCTTTTAACTTTTTTCTGCCCATCTCAACAAGCTCTTGATCAGAGGGGCTTCCATCATGCTCCACCTCAACAGGACCATAAGGTGTATTAATTACAGCAGTATATGTTGCCATTCTTATTGGCCCCTTCTACCAAGAGTCATCTCCATGCCATCCACACTATCAGAAAGACTTAAAAAGTCTGCTGCCTCGGCAGACATAGCGTTTAAACCACCTAACTTTAAAAACAAGTTTTGCTTTGCCCTGTCTTTTGCATCTATTTCTTCTTGAGTGCTTTCTGGCATATTTAAAACTTTAAGCATATTACCAAAACCTACTTGCTCCATAATAACTTTAATTGTGCCGCTGTAAAACTCGTCTGCACGTTTGTTTTCATACGACACAGTATCTGCTGCCATTGTGTCAAAAATAGAAGCTAAAGTTGCAAACTCTTCTGGTGTTTTAATGTTGGAGGGAGAAATTTTATTGTTTATTAGTTCTCTGTAAAACAAAGATTTTGCGTCTTCAGTAAAATTGTTATCTACCCAATCCATCGGATTAAAAGCATCTATAGACGCCTTTACAATTTCAGGATCTGACAACAAGGATGTAGGATCACCTTTCATTTTAGTTTCAGATTTAATAGCCTTATTCATTCCACCCGGACCAGAAAGATCATAAGTATTGGTTGTTTCATAGACAATAGATTTATTACCTACTGTTTTTATATTTGTAACAACCTCAGTAAAAAACTTTTCGGCTGGATCTACTTCTCTTCGGGTCATGCCGTCAGCATAAGCTTTAGAGGCTGCTAAATCTCCAGTACGATCATATTCTTCTTTTAACAATCTAAGTTTCTTTGCGTAATATCCGCGACTACCTTCTTCTTGAGAATCAGTAAAGTCTTTTAGTGCCAATATTTCTTCGCGGTCATAGTCTTCGCGGCTTTTACCACCAAAAAAATTTACAAGTCTTCCCGTAACAAAATCTTCTATGGTTGCAGGACGATTCTTTTTTGCAATCATTTCAAGGCGAACAGTATTTTGATCCATGCCCTTATCTTCATAAATATTTCTAGCCTGCGTCAACCTATCTAATTGTTCTTCAGCAAGCTCCCTAGTCCTTTTAAATAAAATACCATCATAGTTTGTCAGACCTTCTTGCCAATCAGGTGTGTTGGCCTTCATTCTTTCTTCAACAATAGGCCTATATTTGTCCATTAAATATTGAATAGGATCTTTATTAGAATTTTCAATGCGGTTCCATTCGGCTTCAAAGTCAGCAATAGTATTGTCTGCAACACGCGCAACTTGAGCAGCCCCCCTGTATTCAGTAGAGTTCATAAAATTTTCTGTTTGTTGCGCCAATACTTTATTTCCAATTTTTCCTAAAAGATTAACGCCAATACCAGCCAAAAGAGCTTTACGTTCTTCGCGCTCTCTTTCTTTTTGAAGATCTCTATTTCGTTGCCGTACATCAGACAACAAAGATTGTGCAAACTGATCAATAGCCATTATGCTTGTACCTCTTCTTCAGGGGGTGGCGCTGATAAAAGGCTTCCTGCTTCTTGCTGGGGCTGTTCTTCTTCTTCTTCTTCAATATCTAGTTGTTCAGCCGTAGGAAGACTATCTATTTTATTTTTATCTTTTTCTGAAAGATAAGGAATCTGAACTCCCAACTCTTTAAACTTTTTTAAATTTTCTAGTTTTTCTTCAGAAATTTTGTTGCCAAAGAAAACTTCTTCTTCGGCCTCATCTTCTTCTTCGCCTCTAAAAATAGTAGGATCTATGCCTGCTCTTTCTGCAAGCGCCAAAAGAATATAAGCTGTAGGTTCTGCCAAGAGCATCATAAGATTTACATCCCATTTACCTTCAGTAAAACCACTAAATAAAAAAACTTGAGTAATATCCATTACTGGCATATCATTAGCCATTAATTGAATTACTTCTACATAATTTTCTTCTTCAATAAATTTACTAAAAATCCATTGGCAAGCTTCATGAATGTTTGTATATTCTGGAGGTTTTTCATAGGGCGCAGGATTATCTGGATCAGACGTAAGACTTGATCCCGGCACAGGCCCGCCCTGCATGATCACATCAAAATACTGCTGATTCATTATGCGTATCCTCGTTGTTTCATAGCTTCACCATAAACATCATATAATTGTGCAACTTGCCCCCAAGGATTTGATGCCAAAAAGTTTGAACCATAAGTATCAAAATAATTTTGCAAGGGCGGCGTAGTCAGCCCATAACCAATATCCGTTGTGCTTCCCATGTCAAGTGCTGGAACAGAAGCATAATTAACATTGCTAATATATTCAGGCTCTTGAACAAGTCCAAGTTTAGTTAAGGCTGTAGTTCCTGCCGCTTGAACTGCTTGTGAAGGAAGATCACTAAGTGCTTCCATAGCTTTTCCTTTACCTAATTCAAAAGCTTCTTTTCCAAAGTCAGTTACCTTTTCACCGAAAGTTTTTGCTACATAATCAGGAACGCCCGTTGTTATAGGAGCGGCTGCTTGCACTGGCGCAGGAGCCTGACTCAAAAGGCTTTCACTACTAAATGTAGTTTGTAACGTTTCTTGTCGTAGTTTTTCTGCCGCAGTATCAAAAGCTGCCGTAGAAACTTTAGGCTGTCCAATTGTAGGGTCTATTTTTGCTTGTAAGCCTTCTTGGACTTGGGCCGTTGTACTAGTGCTTAATCCCGCCGCTGTAGCAGGATCTACTGTAGGCACAAAAATGTTTTTTCCTGCGGCAACAGCATCCGTAAAGGCAGTTTGAGTCTTTGTCCAAACACCCTCCCAACTTGCAGAACCAACATCAATGCCTACTTTTCCTAAACCTTTACCAATAAAGCTTTCGGGAGTGACACCAAGACTTTTTGCAGCAGCACCGACAGTTTCACCAATAACATTTTTAACACCATCAGTAACACTACTAAAAAACTTAGAAGTACGCCCAGCAACCTTTACAGCGCCTTGAATAAATTTACCGGCAGCATTAACAATTGTTGAACCAAAGCCGCTATATCCCGCCATGGCTCCACCAAGTCCTTGTAAGCCTGCCGATAACATCTGCCCTATTCCGGGTAGAATAAGCGCAAGACCAATTTGACCAATAATACCAATCTTGCCCATAAACTTACCGATTTTTTTAAAGGCGCTTTTAATCCCTTTGCCAATTTTTTTAAATACTTTTTTTATTCCTTTAAAAATTTTCTTAAAAAATCCCACGATTACGGCCCTCCACCTATTAATCTACCGATCATACCTATAAGAGAATTAACATTAGTGCTTGACTCTTTTCCAGCAGCAGTTTCATTTCCTAAAGCTACAGCATACAATTGAGTTTTTCTTGTTTCTTCATTCTCAAAAGACTGCCTCAAATAATTTGCACTGTCCCTAGCTTGTTGCCAAGCATTTTGTTGTTCTTGCATACCCATTGCAAAAGCATTTTGAGCATTTTGTTGGTTCGCTGCATTTTGTGCAGCAGTTTCAGCCAAAGTTAATTGACGTTTCCAAGCCAAGTCTGCCTGTGCAATTGCTTGGGCATTTGCTGCATTAAACTGTTCGCGCTGAAAATCTTGAGTTGCATTAAACTGAGAAGCTGTTAATTGCATCTGAGCATTTGCAATACGCTCTGAGCTATCAGAACGAATTTGAGCAGATTGTACAGCCGCACTTGCACTAATGTTTGCAGCAGAAATTGTAGCACTTGCGCCAATATTAGCAGTTTGAATCCTTGTTGCATTCTCTTTATCAACAAGTGTTTGTTGATTAATAGCCGAAGCATTAAATTGCTTCATAGAATTTAGTTGTTGAGTATTAAATTGATCAATCTGAGCCGCTAAACTAGAATTAAATTGATCTACTTGCATTTGGCTTTGAGCATTAAACTGCTTTGCTGCATTCTGCATAGACTGATCAGACAACAAAGCCTGTTGATACATTTGAGCATTTAATACAGCAGACTGTTGCCGATTATTTAAATTAGCCATATCCATCTGTAAAAAGGCTTGGGCATTTTGCGCTGCAATTTTTGTTCTAGTATCTAGGTTTGCAAGATCTAATGAGGCCATTGCAGAAGCATTTTGCATTGCTGCCTGTTGTTTAGCATTAAAGTCTGCCATAGACATGGTTTGTAAAAATTTACTATTAGCTAATGCTGTTTGTTGTTCAGCACTAAACTTAGCCATATCCATATTTGCAACCATAGAGGCATTTTGTACTGCCCTTTGTTGATCAGCCGTTAATTGTGCTTGATTCATGTTAGCTGCAATTTCTGCTTGTAGAAGATTAGTCTTCATACGAGACTCAAGGTTCGCTAACTCTGTCTGCTGTGCTGCATTAAGATTATCAGCACTTGCTTGATTCAAAGCACTTAGATTAGCTAAACGCATTTGCTGATCATTACTAAGATTTGCAAGATTCATTTGTTGTTTAAATTCTGCATTCTTAGATAAGAACTCAGCAGCAACCTGCATTTCAGCCATACGCCGCTGATTTTCTGCACTCATGTTTTCGCGGTTAGTATTAAATTGATTTTGCAGATTAGCCAATTCAATTTGCTGTTCATTGCTCAAGTTTTGAGCATTCATAGCCTGTTCGTTTTGAACATTCTGTACAGCAGCCTGCTGACGATTCTGAAGATTCTGCATACGCATTTGTTGCGCTTGAGCCGCAGAAGCCATCATAGTATCTTGAGCAAATTGACTTTGCATCATAGACATCTGCTGTGCCATTTGAGCCGTCTGAGAAGCTGCTGTTTGGCGATTAGCGGTGTTTTGTAGCCTTCTTTGAGCGTTTAAGTTAGCTTGTTGTACTTCTGCTTGTTGCTCGTTTGAGAGGTTCTGAGCAGCCCTTTGCTGTAAGGCTTGAGCATTAGACTGAGCAATAGGCATAGCACTTTGAATAATAGCATTAAAGAGCGAGTCTCTTGCAACAGTAGAAGCTGACATTCCTCTTGCCGCTAAATTACTTTCAATAGCGGCTACTGCGGGTCTGGCCCAAGCAGGAACTTCACCATCTTCAAGACCACCAAGAAGTGCTTCCATCTGCGAAGACACTAAAGCTTCTGTAGGCAAGGCAGCTACTTTTGCACGAACTTCAATAGGCTGATCGTCTATTTGAGCTTCAACAGTTGCAGGGTCTTCGACAATAGTAGCTGTTAAATCTGGAGGAAGTTCACCAACTTCAGCAACCATCTGGGCAGCAGCGCCTTTAGCGGCTGTGCCTTTGACTGTACGCATCTTAGCGGCTTTATAACCAACCGTACCAATAATTTCAGCAGCTTGACCATCTGTTGCAGGAACGCCCGTAATAGCTTCTCGTTGTTGTGCTTCAGCTTCTTCGGTTTCTGCAACTTGAGCAACTTTACCCGTAACAGGATCTACAAAAGCACCCTGAGATAATTCATATTCGGCGGCTTCTGCTAAAGCGGCTTCCTCGGCTGCTGTATCTCTTTCAGCCGCAACAGCCCTTTCAGTTAAAGTAGCTTCATCTACTTGTGCAAGAGCCTCTGGACTTACTTCGCCCTGTTGAGCTTCAACGTCTTGAACCCTATCTGCAATTGTTGTTGCTTCATAACTTTGAGCTTCAACGTCTTCAGGGGCCGCCGCCGTTGTTGCTGTGGCTGTTACAGCATCGCTTGTTCTTCTTGCTGGCGTTGGCCCACCCGTTCTTATTGATGGTGCTGGCCCACCCGTTCTTATTGATGGTGCTGGCCCACCTCTTGTGGGTGTTGGTTGAACTCTAGTTCGCCGACTAGAAACTTTTTGAGGTTCTTGTCTACCGCCTTGACTAGATTCTGGAGTCAACGCCCTAATTACATCAGGTCCAAAAGGATCTACTTTAGCCCTAGCAGTTTCTCCCATTTCAATAACTTCAGTTTGCTCTAGGCCTGTTGTATCTACTTTTGTAGGCGTATACTGCATTTCTTCTGTTATTTCCATTGGCCCCGGCATTTTCACACCTGCCGCTGGATCATAACGATCAGCAACACCATCACCATCAGTATCTGTATTCGGGGGCTGAGTTGAGCCACCACCACCACCACCACCGGGGCCGCCGCCTCCCCCGTCTAAAAATCTTCTAATATCATCTAAATTAACATTAGGAGCCATAGCCATAGCTTGAGGTTGTTGTGGCTGTTGTTGTTCTTGTACTTGAAAAGTTGGGGCCGCAACAGGAGTTTTTGGGGTGCTTTGCGGCCTTGTAATGGCCTGCCTTATCCCGCCATTATTTATTGGCTGCATATTTACTGTTAATTCTTTAGGGCGCGGTGGTGCAGAAGGCGCAGGTTTTCCCGGCGTATTACGCGCTTTTAATTCATTTCTTCTTTTTACTTCTTGCTCATATTCTGCACGTTTTTTTAATACAGGCCTAGATACTTCTGTTGGAAGTTCTACTGCTGGTCTACTAGGCCTAGCACCACCTGTTTTTGGTGGAGTCTTAGACACAGGCCTAGATACTTCTGTTGGAACCGCTATAGGACGCTTTGGTGGCGCTTTAGGTCTAGCACCGCCCGTCTTTGGTGGCGCAGGTGTACGAGCGCCCCCTGTTTTTGGCGGCGTTTTACGAGTAGTTTTTTTAGGTCTTCTAGCCATTTATACGTTTCCTCAATACGACCAAATAGCAGGCGAAGGATATTCTTCTTCTGCCATATCTAAATGTATGAATCGTCCTTTTCCTTTTTGGTTTATGCCAATTCTTTTTATGCCATGCTTTATCGCAACTTCAAGAACCTTTAAAGCTTTATCATCTCTTACAGCTATATCTACTGCACAGCCTGTTGTATGTGCGCCTGCACGAGACTTAGAAGCCTCTATAGGATGTTCAATACATCTGTATCCAGAACTAATAACAAAAGGAAAATTACATTCGTGCCTAATGTTATTTAAAACCTTTAAAAATTCTTCATCAAATTTATACGCACCGCAGTGCTGACAACTCAATTCTTCTTTTGTAAAATAATTCATTCTTTTTTACCAGAACCTAAAAATAATCCAAAAGATCCTGTCAATGCTCCCGTCATAACGCTAACTAAACCTGCTTGCTCTAACGTAGGTGTTGGGATTTGCATAAACCATTCAACAACACGATAGGTCATGATAACCATAGACAGCATCAAGAGCCGTGGAACTACTCGCCATTTATCTAATTCTTCTGGCGTCATTGTTTTCTTAGCTTCATAAGTTTATCAGCGCCTTTAATACCAAATGAACTTGTTACCGCAACAAACAAAAGGTACTGATACCACTCTGGCAAATTGCCCAAGGCATCAAAAGCATCATGAACCCTGTCCATAACAGTAAGATCATTAACACCCACACCATACATAACAGCAACAATAGGAGCCGATAACAAAAGCGCAAACCACTCGTCCTTCCAGCTATTAGCTGACGCATCAGCCATTTTAGATTCCCAATCAGCATCGTTCTGAATAATCTGTAACTTTGCTTGATGCTTTGCTTGAGCTTGCTCATGCTTGTTGTTAAGGTAGCCACCAACTAAATTTGTTATTGGCGATATTAAAGCCTGCCAAGCCATATTAGTTACAAACGCCACCGTCTGCTGAGTTATCAAAGCCTTTGTCACCACAGCCGTACTTACCGTCTTTGTTGGTGTCACAGGCACGTTGCCACGAGATCATGTTAAACGTAAGGCCTTCGTGCCACGGAATGTACGCCTTGCACCATTCGTGTGACCCTACTACCATTTCGTCTGTACCATCTTCGTCTGGTACATAGTCACGCTTAGTCCAAGGTGATTGCGCCCTAAAGTATGTATTTTTATTATTTAGTATTTGTCGAGTAAACAAAGTACTGTTTGGTGTACTAATGTAGATCTCTTGATTGTCTTCTAATGTATATGTTGATCCATCATCATAATTAATAACTGTTGCACTAAAAGCAACAGCCGAAAAAAACAACAAGCCTAATCCAAAATATTTCATAATAAACTCCATTTTATTTCATAAAATAAATTACAAAAGAAACAACACCCGTTACGCAAATCCAAAACATTCGTTCTACATTATTAGCAACTTTTGTATTTAATAATACACCATCTGATATTTCTTTTATATCATCTTCTTGATCGTCTAGACGTTTTTCATGTCTATCTAATCTATTAAAGATTGTTAGTATACGTTCTTCAACACGAGCAATCTGAGAAACAGCATCAGATAACTTATCTAGTTTTTCTTCGATGCGCTCAAGACGCTGTTCGTCTGCCATATTAGACACCTTTAATTACCATTAGCGTACCGTATATAATACCGGCTGATACGGCAGTAGCTATAGATATTAAAATACCGTCTAATAGCATACGTTGCCTTTTGCGTTGTTTATAGATTACTTCTTCTCGCTGTGCTTTGATCTTACGTCTGAGCATTATCATCTCTTGGTAAGTCTCAACACCGTAAGACCAAACAATCAGTTCTCGTATTTGCTTCTCTTGTTCCTCTAGTTTCTTCTTGGCTATGAC